TGCATTAACAGGTTCCACTCTCTACCTTGATGGCGCTCCACATTGGCACTGGCAGTCATACGTCCTCGTTGTTTACCCGACGTGCCTTGATATACAAGGTCAGACATTTGACGTGGTGTTAAGTTTGTAATTTCGTCAATGCCTGTAGGTAAACTGTGCATCACTTCTGCACGGTTCATCTTGAACGCAACACTATCGGCTTTATCCAAAACAAGTTTCTTTGGGTTGCCCCATATACCTGCCGTGGCGTACATCATCATGGTTTTGCCTGTGCCTGACTCGTTGTTTATGAATGCTACTGCACCGCAATTCTCATTCAAAAACTCCATCAGAGGGCTACCAAAACCCATACCGATTGCGAATTGTTGTAATAAAAACTTATCATCGTTCCATAGTTCCAAGTTTTCACGCCACGCTTCGTACGTACCCTTGGGTTCAAAGTGTGGAAAAAACCCTACCGTCTGATTAGCGGGGGGATTAAATTCTATGTAGTCAGGTTTAACTTTCTGGTTGCCTAGAATAAAGGTATCTAACTTATCGTTAACCCAACCAAACTGGACATGGGCTTCGTCTGCTGTACTGGTGGCTTGTAATTCATCCACCCAACTTAGTGTGTATGACATTAGTTCATCCATCTTTTTAATTGCGACGCCCTGAGACGAAAGTTTCTTTCGGAACTCTTCGCTTGACGTGACTGAACTCATCGGCAATGTAAATTCTTGCACCCCGTCTCGGGGAAGGTGTAGACGCATAACCAACGACTCGCCCAATTCGGGGTCCTTGATTCGTTTAATAACATATAAGTCGTTATGGTATATTCGCTTCTCGTCTATATCGCCGTCTTCGTTGGCGGTACGTATATAAACACCGCCGTTACTACCACGCACATACGGCGGTGGATACTTAGGTATAACATAAGTAGGCGTGTCCTCTTCAAGGCTTTCCGCTACATAGTTTCCCTCGTCATCAGTCTCAGCCTCACGTAACTTCTTACCTAACACAATAGGAGACTTGATTACACCCCATTGGGGGCAATCTCTACAGATGTCGGGGTTGTATTCGTCAAAGCGTGCGCATGTATAAGGCCCTTTTATTCGCTCCACCTTACGTTTCGTATCGTCTGGTGTGTAGTCAAGATGTCCTTTGGATATGAGGTGTATTGCTTTCTCCCCATCGGTGCAGAACTTAGCAATAGATAGCCCTGCCCTCCACAATGGTTCGCTCATAGTCTCTTGGTTTCGGACTATGTATTTAAGCTGTTCACATCCTTCACCCTTCTGGGTCTTAATAAGTATGTCTTTAAACTTGTTTTCCTGATTACCCATCAGGTTTTGCATGGTCGCGCTTAGTTCCCTTGGTATGCTTTTTGTAGGAACTAGCATTGGCTCAGACCCAAGCAACTCTGAAAACTTATCAAAGTCTACCGTCTCGAACTTGGCGGTAAGGCCAAAGAACCCTACGTCTGACGGGGGGTTGGTCTTGTAGTTATGTGTGTGAGGAACTCTCAACACACGTGCCGCATCTGAGGTTACTGCCGGATCAGCGTAAAAGTTTTGCTGTGCACATAACCTTTTAAGCCGCTCCGCTACAGGCAACCAATCATCTAAGCACACCGATTCTGATAAGAACCAGTAAGTATGGATGCCTCTCCCCGAATTGACCATCGTTGGTTTCGGTAGTTTGTTGCGCTTACAGAAATGTCTTAATGCCTGTATAGCCTGTTCTTGATTTAAAAATTCTTTGCTCGGACCACAATCCAGATCGAGGAAGAAAGAGTTTAATCTCTTTACGTTATCGACTTTACGTGAACCTGCCTTATCAAACGTAGCCAGTCCATAATAAGCATCGTATCCTTCTTTATCATAATTGTGGGCGGCATCGACAACGGCATCTATCGTGTCATAGAACTTCTGTGCTTTACGTTCGTCACTTGATCGTGCCGCAAACACACAGTAATAGCCACCACTACTTAGTGACTTCGATAAAAATGTTTTTGTCTCCATTGGTCCACCCATTGCCTAAACCGTCGCGATGAGGGCATTTTCCCTCACCGCGACGTAGTTCGATTACTTTGATTACATGTTTAGTCCTCGTCATCCCAGTCATCAATAATCGAACTTAAATCACTGTCATCCGTAGGCGGTGCAGATGCAGTCTTCTTTACAACTGTAGGTTCCTCAACAACTTCTTCTACAACTTCTTCTTCAACCCCTGCTGTAAACGGGTTATCCTTCTTAGAGTTGTACCCGTCTTCGGTACTAAATGGGTTTAATTGCTTACGCTCTGCAAGTTTTAGAACCTGCACTGCTTGCAGTCTTAGGGAACAACCGTCACCCATTGAACCGCTGTAAGGAATACCCTTGACTGCTATGTTCATGATACTACCGCTTGTCAATTGAAAATCATCAGGTAGTTCATTATTCTTTGCATCAAACTGCGAGGGCTTCGTAGTCTTAGTGTTATTGTATGCGCCCTTCAAGTTAGCCTTATGAGACCACATCCCATTATCTGTTTTCTTAAATGGGTTTTTGATCTTAGGCCAATTCTTTTTCTTTCCCTTGGCATAAGTTGTTTCCATGTATGTCCACAACGCCTTGGCTGTTGCATCGTCCATGGCGAAATTTACTGAATACTCAGCACCATCATCTGTTGGTCCACACGGTACGGAGCGTTGTTCCGTAGTATCGTATCTGTATGTCTTATCCAGTTTAGGGTACATGGCGGTTATTTTTTTAACTATGTATTGCTCAGACATAAAAGTCTCCTTAATTTGCATTTGCGTCATAGACAAACCCGTCTACTTCCGCAAAGATTGACCCCGTTGGGGGCGTTGAAATTGACATTGTTATGGCCTCTTTAGCTTCTTGGCTATCAGCCATTGAAGCCGCAAGACCTACTTCTTCTTTCCCAAGAGGGCGTACCGCCTTGAAAAATAGCTTAGGTACCATACTCCCCCGATCAAACGCACATTCGGTAATCACGGATAAAGCAAGTGTGTTATGAGAACTTAGGTACCGCGCGTAGGCTCGCATAGGCATCTTGCCTTCCTTCGCTTTACCGAACAACGATGTTGCAGGTAGTTGCAGTTGATACACTTTTGTAAAGTCGTTCTCCATTACCACGGCTAGCCGCTGTGCAAAACGACACGCACGTGACGTACCTGACCCTGACCCCTTAATATTTTGAGGGCAGTCCATACAACGGTAGGCTTGGCGATCTTCTTGCTTTACCTCTGGTGCAGGTGCACTAGTATCTGCTGACCAACACTTAGGACTTGTAGGGTTACTCGCATCATAGTTACCTGCGTAGTAAGACCTAGAAATCTTAGCGGCGTTCAAGATGACCACATTAAGAGTGTCATCATACATGGTACCTTGTTCACCGTTAACATATTCACGGAACTTACTACCGCTAATGCTAATACGACGGCGTTCACCTACGTTTTGCATCTGCTTCTCCTCACAAGTCCTCGTCAATGTCGATTGCTGCCGTGGTAGCCACTGCGGGTAATTCACCAACTTGCGTATCTACATATGTAGACGTAGTGTCAGTAGATTTGGCGTTATCTTTCTTGGTTAGAGCGACAGACACATCAGTAACAGAGAAACGGTATGTGTTTCCTACTTTAATGTATGTGTCTTTAGGTATGTGTCCTTGGCGAACCCATGCGCGTATGGTCGAAACCGATACGGAAAAGTGCTTAGCCAAATCTTCTATTGGTACAAAAGGGCCATTCATCATTTTTTCCTCACAGAAATTATATATTCAGAGTCTACGTTAAGTCCTTTAGGGACAGTCTCAGGGTTTTCTTCAAGGAAAGTTCTTACGTTGGTTTGATTTAACCGCTTTTCCAGAAACTCAGGTACGTCATGCTCCATAACAAATTTGTGCATGGCTTCCCAATCACTGGTCCAGTAGCGAGTCTTCACCGAACGGTAAAAAAGTCCCTCTGAAGTCTTTACGCTCTCAATCCCCTGCTCTTTGCAGTAGTCGAGTAGCGCGGCTTTGACCTTATCCAGTTTCTGGTTAAGGTCTTCTTCTTGTCTCTTAAAGTCCGATGAAAGCTGTGCTTTCTTGTCTCGGATTTTTAAATAAACACGCGTTAGCTTTTCAGCTAACTTCTTGTCCTCACCCATTTTTAGTTCTCCTAATCGCACGACAAAATGTGTCGGGAGATTCACTCTACTATCATATAATGCCCTAGTCAAGTAATTCTTTGTAAAGATCAACCATTTTTGTGTGTACGTCTATTCTGTTATCTAGTAGTGTGTAAACACGTTTCTCTACGGCTGAACCTTGGAGCTGTACGACGGTACACTTATGATCTTGTCCTGACCTGTGAACACGTGCGTTAGCTTGGGCATAAATTTCTAACGAACTGGTAGGACTCCACCATACAACTGTGTTAGCGGCGGTTAATGTGACACCGTGCGCGGCGGCTTGTGGTTGTATCACCAGTACGCGTGGGTTGGGGGTAGTTTGGAATTGATGAAATATATCAGTACGTTTCGGTGCAGATACGTCACCGCGAATGATCTCAGTGGTTATACCATCTTTGAGTAATTTATCCGTAAGTATGTCGATGGTGTGCTTGAACAGCACAAAGACTAGAACTTTCTTACTACTTTCGTCTATTGCTTCACGCAGAACCTTGTATCGGTTCTTGATGTCAAACTCCAATGCTTCTCCATTGTCGGTGTATACCGCACCAGAAGATATTTGCAGGAGTTTATTCATGATGGTGGCTGCATTAGTCCCTGTGATCTCTTCCCCTGCGTCCTGTAGTATCATCTTATTCTTTAGTTCCTTGTAATACTTTTTCTGCTGACGCGTGAGTTCAACCTCTCGTTTGACATACACCATGTCGGGTAGGTCAAGGCACTCTTCTTTTGTGAACCTGATCGCAGGTTGCAGTGCATTGTAGACTGTCTCGATAGCTGTCTCTTTCGGCTCCCATTTGAAGTTGGTAACTTTATACATCACCATGTCTCGGAACGAACCAAAGAACCTAGGTACAGCGACAGGGTTAACTAGTTTAGCGATACCGTACGCATCCAATGGTGACTGAGCCGCAGGGGTACCTGTCATCATCCACAACCAAGTCTGATCGGTTAACAGTTTATTCAGTGTCTTCCATCGTTTGGTCTGTGCGTTCTTATAATGAGTGGCTTCATCTACTATGATGCAATCAAACCCACCTTCTTTGGCTATGGTATCAGCTACAATCTCTACCCCATCATAGTTAATGATGACGTAATCAGAACCTTGATTGATGATTTTTTTGCGCTTCTCTTTAGTACCGTAGGCCACATCCACCGTACGGTGCATGGCAAAATTAAACAAGTCACTGCGCCATGCGCTATCCATGATCGAGAGCGGGCAGATAACTAATACACGCCGTATCTTACCTTGTGTCATTAGAAAATCAGATGCCCAAATAGCAGACGCAGTTTTGCCAGTGCCTTGCTCGTTAAAGCAAAAAGCCCTTCGGTTCATCGTAAGGAATGCGGCTGTGGTCTTTTGATGCTCGTACGGTGTGTACTGACCAGACCATTGATACTGACCTTCAATAGGTGAGGGTACGTTTATGTTTAGCATCTTTAGGGTATGCGCTTCGTCTACACCCCAGTTAACTACTACTTGATTGTTTGATAGTTCTCGGCTTTTCTCGACAACTTTAGTAACTTTGTTCGGGTTTTTCAGACGCAATAATAGCGTTTTATTCTTTAATATTTGCATATCATTCTCCATCGCAACGCCATACGGCGTGATGTTAGTGTGACACTAACTATTTTTTCTTAGGGCCTTTGCTCAACGCTCCACCTGCTGTACGATTTTTCTTTCGGCTTTGCACTGTAACACCATCTTTGTTGGAACCCCCTCGTGCCAACGGTTTCTTATGTGCTACGTCCTTGCCTTCTCTCTTGTCAGCTTTACCATTCTTGTTAGCGTCTTTACCTGTCTTATCCATCTTTCTTCGGGCACGCTGTCTCTCCATACGTGCCTTAAACTCTTTACTACCGACAGGTTTGTTCTTTTGTTTTTTACGGTCTTTTTTATTCTTGTATGGCATTAGTTACTCCCATTGTAAGCGCACACAGTGACAGAGCAGTGCCTTTTGCACAACCCACTTGGGCGCGGATTCCAGACGTTTTTATCAGCGGCGACCTTCATGGCTTCATATTTGCGTAGCCATTTAGTCCATAAGGAATGGCTATCGTAGACAGTGTACTTCGCTTTGATAAGATCGTTACTAACAACAAACACTAAACCTGCTTTAATTTTATTTACTTCGGGATAGTGTATAAACACAGATAAAGCCATTAGTTCTAATTGCCCCTTATCTGCGTATCGTGCATTTTTACCAGTCTTGTAGTCGATAACCCATGCGATTTCGCCCAACGTGTCGATGATCAACAGGTCTGCGATACCTCGGAACCACACGTCTTTATCGTAAAAGCCACAAGGTTTAAGGTTCTCTGTGATACCCATCTTCTTTTCGCATATCTTCACACCACGTTTGTCGTTGAGGGAATCAAGCATTGCTTGCGCGTAGTTAAACTTCTTAGGTAGAGGTGTATCATTACCGACGTAATCTTCTGCGGCTTTGTGGAATTCGTTACCGTATAAGATCGCATCGGTCTGGGCGAAAGGATACTCTTTAAGTATTTTCTCGTGGTAAAACTGTTTAGGACATTGTTCGAACGCTTTAATTTTGCTGAACGACCACGGGGCTATACTCATTCACAATCTCCGTAAGATTTTCCTAATCCGCTTTCACAATTGATTGGCAGACCTTCTGCCCAGTCAGGTGTCCAACGCATACACTTCTCGACGAATGCCTGTGACTCAGCCACATCTTTGTCCTTTACGCATACTACGATGGAGTCATGCACAGTTAGCACAACGCGACATCTCTTACTGATTTGTAACATTTGCTCACCAATAATGCAACGCGCTATCGCCTGACATACGTTCTCGGTCACTTTCCCACCGTATATTCTGGTGCGACCACGCCGTGTCTTGTAATTATACTCAACGCCACGATCAGTTTGCTCACCTGATAAGTCGTCATAACGTAACATCAAACCTGATGGGAGCCGGATACCTCGTTCCGATCCCAACACTTCCAGTACGCCTGACTTACCAAACTGTATGGTATCGCCGTTCACCATGTACTTGATCATGTTCTGACAGTCGCGCCATAGCTGATTAATTTTCCAATTAGCCTCACGATAGATATTGATAACTCGACGTGCTTCGTCCAGTTCCATATCGAACCCAAAGTCCTTTAGCTGTTCTTGAAACCTCACTGCGCCCATGCCGTAACCTGCGCCAAGGATTGTGGTCTTACCTACAAACCGTTGATCTCTAGTTACTTCGTCCTCGTCAACACCGTAGATGCGAGAAGCCATGACCTTGTATACGTCTCCGTTGTTAGCAAATATTTGTGTGAGATCATTCTGACCTGCCAACCATGCAAGTACGCGTGCTTCGATCTGCGAACTATCACAGTCAATCAACGTGTATCCCTCTGGTGCAAGGATACTACGCTTTAACTTCTTACCATTTGGACCACGGCTAGGTAGGTTCTGCATGTTGATCTTATCACTACCGCCCCATCGCCCAGTGTGTGCGGCGTAGTATCTTACTGGGACTGGCAAAGTCCCACGTTTACCTATGTCTATAAACCTCTGAGTACGTGTTTCCTCAAGGGTACTTTTCATACCCAGACGTGCAGCAACTGCTGATTGCACCCGATCATCCTCATGATCAGCTAGTGCTCTAAGCCCTTCATCGTTCTTAGCGAACGCGAATGTTTCTTTCCCTGTACGTAAACTTATTTTCATAGGCGGTTTAATACCTAGCCCCTCAAGCACGGCGGCAAACTTAGGGTTGGACATCAAGTCCTCCCTAGATATATCCGCGTCCTCAAGCAACTGATCCTTACGTTCTCGCATATCTTCAAGGTGCTGTTCAAGTAACCCAATATCCAACTCCAAGAACGGTTCAGTAAACATACGTAA